AGGGTTTGGATGCTGGTGGTCACGGTGCCCAGCGCGTTCTGTGCGGTGGTGGTAGCCGTGCTGGAGATGGACGAAATGACCGTTTCGGTGGTGGACTTGGAGCCGGAGAAGCCGGATTTTTTGCCGCCGGAAGAGCCGCTGCCACCGCCTGTGGTGACGATGGAGCTGCTGTTGGTTTCTTTTATTCCGTACTGCTTTTTCAGGCGCTCGCCGTATTCTTTCCAGTAGTCTGTGTCTTTTTTGCCGGCCTTTTTGTTTTGGTAGTCGTTGTTAAAAGCTTTCTGGTAGACTGCGTCCCAGTCGCCGTGGAAAATGCCTATTTCTCCGCTTTTCAGCGCGTCAAAGACGGCTTTTAGTCCAACAGCCGAAGATTTGGCCTTGTCAATGACGGTGGTAAGGCCGGTGATCTCTCCAATCAGGCCTTTCCAGCCGTCAAGCTTATAAGCTTCCTGTGCTGCGACGACCATGTCGTTCAGCTTGCCAATCGCAACACCGATTCCGCTGCTCAAGTCACCTGTCATAAGACCCGCCAGCTGCTTCACATTGTCCTGCAGGGTAGACACGCGGCCATTCATGGTCTGGCTCTGGGTGTCCATGCTGTTGTAGTAACGCCCGCCCTCTTCAGATGCGGCCTGCAGGGCCTGCGTCAGCAGATCATAACTGATGGTCATGTTCTGCACTTCGGCGGTGGACTTGCCTGTGTAGTCGGCCAGAATGCCGTACACGTCGATGCCGGCATAAGCAAACTGCTTGATGTCGGCCGTTGTAGCCTTGCCGGTGTTGGCGATCTGCTGCAGGTTCTGGGACATGCGGTTTAGTTCGTCGTTGCCGCCACCGGTCGCAGAGACCGCGTCGCCCAGTGCCATGACGGTATCGCGGGCGTATCCGGCATTCTGGCCTGCGGAGATCAGGTACTGGTTCGCCTTTGTCAGGGACTCGACATCAAAGGGGGTTTTTGCCGCGTCTTCCTGGATCTGGCTCATGACCTGCTGGGCGGCTTCCGCGCTGCCCAACATATTGGTAAAGCCGGTGGTGTATTTCTCGATCTGGGCGTTGTACTCGATGCCGGAAGAGATGAACCCCTCTGCGGCACTGAGTGCAGCGGAGCCGAGCTTCGAGAAAATGCCCGCCATGACCGTGCCTTGCGTAATGGCGCTGGCCAGAGACTTGCTGGACGCTTTATCCGTGGAGCTGGCAAAGCCATCCATGCCGTTGTTTGCAGCTTTCAGCGCGGTCGTGGTTGCCCTGAGCTGCGCTTCTGCCTGCGCCAACATGGTCTTGAGATTTTTGGTCTCAGAGGACGCTTTGCCGGTCTTGCCCACCGATTCGTTGTAACGTCTGGTCAGCTCCACTACGGCC